TTTTATCTTTCCTTGTCAAGGTGGATTAGTTCTTAATAGATCTACATTCACTATGCAACCCGGACAGGCTTTTGAGTTACAAAACTTTGAGCCTGACATTAAGGGTGGGTATAGACGTATTAATGGATACACAAAGTGGAATACTAATATTGTTCCTCAGACTGCATCTTCTACAGAAAAAGTTCTTATGTCAGCTTTTCATCAAAATGAAATCATAGCTGCGCGAGGGACCAAAGTTTTTAGATCTTCTAATGGTAGCTCTAATACTAATGGCTCTACAACTAACTCTGCAACTAGTGTTGTTGTAAATAGTACTGCAGGGTTTAGTTCTTCTGGAACTATTCTAATAGGTACAGAGCAGATTACTTATACTAGTATTGACTCTGTAACTTTCATAGGGTGTACTCGTGGTGCTAACAGTACAAGTGCAGCAGTACATGCGGATGATGCAGCAGTAACTCAGTACTGGACGGAGATTGATAGCGGTCGTACGGGTGCAAAAAAGTACTCACACTTTAGATATAACATAAATGGTACTTCTACTATTGTTTTTGCTGACGGTGCAAATCGGGCATCTTTTTATACTACAGGCAATTCAGTAACAGATATTAATACTACTAACGCCCCAGTAGATCCTCAGTTTGTTACAGGCTTTAAGAACGCTATATTTTTTGCAGGTATGTCTTCTAATCCCCAAGAGTTAATATTTTCTGCGCCATATGCACCTACTGACTTTACACCTGCGAGTGGCGCTGGATCTATACGAGTCGATAGTCCTATAACAGGTATATTTCCTTTTCGAGATTCTTTATTTATATTTTGTCAGGAACGTATATTTAGGCTAGATGGTAATACCATAGCAGACTTTCAATTACAACCTGTGTCAAAGAATATTGGTTGTATGAATGGATTTACTATACAAGAATTTGCGGGTGATATTGTATTCTTAGGTCGGGATGGTTTAAGAACTGTTGCTGGTACTGAACGAATAGGTGATGTTGAGCTTGGATCAATTAGTACTGCTGTGCATCAATTGTTTAATGTTTACTCTGACATAACTGAGTTTGACTCAGTGATAGTTCCCGATAAAACTCAGTATAGAATATTCTTTTGTGATACTTCTGGTAACGATGCAAGAACTAAAGAACGTACTAAAGGTGTTATCTGCCATAGAACTGCAGAGGGTTATGAGTTTGCTGAAACTTTAGGTATTCAACCTTCTTGTACAGATCACATAAATGAAGACGGTATTGTTTATGTAATACACGGCGGTTACGATGGATATGTATATCAACAAGAACAAGGTAACACTTTTGATGGGAGTACCATTATTGGAAGATATAGGTCGCCAGATATTACTATGGGTGATGCAGGAATTAGAAAACAATTTCAACGTGCAGTAATAAACTATGCACCTGAAGGTTCTGTAAACTCCGATTTATTTGTGAGATACGATTACGAAGATCCTAACTCTGCAAGACCTGCAGCTTATCCTTTTGATTCAAGTAAAGTTGTGGCTTTGTATGGTACAGGTGAGTACGGAACAGTTACATATGGTGGTCAGTCAAACCCATTAATTAGGCAGCCGATAGAAGGCTCAGGTTTTGCAATAGCATTGCGTGTTGTGGATAATGGTGTATCCGTACCCTATTCACTTAAAGGCTTTCAGTTAGAATTTAAAGCAGCCGCTAGGAGATAAAATATGGCAGGTTATGCACGACAAAGTACGTACACAGATGGTGATATTATTCAGGCATCAGACTCTAATGATGAGTTTGATCAACTTGTTGCTGCATTTAACGCAACTAGCGGTCACGCACATGATGGTACTGCAGCAGAAGGACCCATTATTGGATTCTTAGGTGATGCAGGTGTAGGTACAGCAAAGAATAAAATTGAAATAGATTCTACTAATCACCGTATTAAGTTTTCTATTAATGTTTCAGGTACGTCTGTTGAGCAGTTTAGGTTCCAAGATGGTGTTATTGTTCCTGTAACTAACAACGACATTGACCTTGGCACTACATCACTTCGTTTTAAAGATGGTTACTTTGCAGGTAATCTTGATGTAGCTGGTAACATTACTCTTGGCGGTAATATTACATTAGGTGATGCAGACACAGATGGCATTACGTTAAACTCTGAGATTGCTTCTCATGTAATTCCTGATGCAGACAATACCTATGATTTAGGTGAAGTAGGTAAAGAGTGGCGTAATCTTTATATTGATGGTACTGCTAACATTGACTCTCTGGTAGCTGATACTGCAGACATCAACGGTGGTACTATTGATGGTGCTACTATTGCTACTTCAGACATTACAGTAGGCTTAGGCAAGACACTTGATGTATCTGCTGGTACACTTACACTAGCTGCTAATCAAATTTCTGGTGATAAAGTTGAAGGTGGTACAATTAATGCTATCACTATTACAACACTAGGATCTACCACAGGCAACATTACAAATGTAAATGCTACTACAGTAGATACTACTAATATTGAAGTAACTAATATTAAAGCTAAAGATGGCACAGCAGCAGCTACAATAGCTGACTCCACTGGCGTTATTACAGTACCATCAGCAGTACTAACTACAGCAGACATTAATGGTGGTACAATAGATGGTGTAACTATTGGTGGTGCATCTGCAGGTGACATTACCTTTGCTAACTTATCAGATGGTACAATCACTGTAACAGCATTTGTTGATGAAGATAATATGTCTTCTGACTCTGCTACACTTATTCCCACACAGCAATCAGTTAAAGCTTACGTAGATGCACAAGTAACTGCTCAAGACCTTGACTTCCAAGGTGATAGTGGTGGTGCATTAAGTATTGATTTAGATAGTGAAACCTTGACAATTGCAGGTGGAACTGGTATAACTACCACTGGTTCTGGTAATACAGTAACAGCAGCTATTGACTCTACTGTAGCTACACTTACTGGCACTCAGACTATTACAAACAAGACTATTGATGTAGATAATAATACTGTATCTAATATTGAAGTAGATAACTTTAAAGCTTCTGCTATTGTGATTGAGTCAGAAGGTATTGCTTCTAACGATAATGATACTACATTACCTACCAGTGCTGCAGTAAAAGATTATGTAGATACAGCAATTACTGCAGAAGATCTTGACATCACTACAGATTCTGGTACAATAGCTATTGATTTAGATAGCGAGACACTTACTGTAGCTGGTGGTACAGGTCTAGCTTCAAGTGCTACAAGCAATACAGTAACTTTAGCAATTGATAATACAGTAACTACACTTACTGGAACACAGACGCTAACCAATAAGACTTTGACATCACCTACAATAAACGGTGGTTCTCTTGACAGTGCTGTAACTGGTGCCACTCAAAGCTCTGGTACTAACAACACTACAATCGCTACTACAGCTTTTGCAACTACGGTAGCTGTAGACGAAGCGACAGCATTAGCCATCGCATTAGGATAGGAAAAGAAAATGGCAAATACATTTAAGGTCATAACTAAAGCAGGGGTTACATCAGAAGATGTTATTTATACTGTTGCAGGTTCTACCACTGCAGTAATCCTTGGGTTAGTTTTAGGCAACACTACAGGCTCACAGATTACTGGTACAGTTACACTATCAAGTGATACAGCTAACAGATCAGGTGCTAACAATGAAGCAAACCAAGATGTAGAACTTGTAACTAACGCAGCTATACCTGCTGGATCATCACTCTCTGTACTAGATGGTAAGGTAGTTATGGAAGCAACAGACGTAATTAAAGTTACAGCATCTGGTGCAACAGATATTGTAATCAGTGTAATGGAGCAAACCTAATGGCAGGATATATCGGTTCTAAGGCGGTCAACCTCAGTACCACTGGGGCTGATATTAATGGTGATGCCAATATAGATGGTGATCTCTCCTTTCGTGACAACGACAAAGCCATCTTCGGCGCTGGGTCTGACCTACAGATTTACCATAGTGGCAGCGATAGTTGGATTGAGGACAATGGCACAGGCAATTTATACATCGACACTAACGGTGCGGGTATAAATATTAGCTATAACAACAGTGCTGAAAATATGGCGACTTTTACAGCCAACGGCGCAGCAACTCTTTACTACGATAACGCACCCAAACTCGCCACCACCAGCACAGGCGTAGACATCACGGGTACTTTGACCAGCGATAATGCGGCTTTAGGTAATTTTGTTTACGCAGGTGAATCTGGCGGTCTTTATCTTGACGGAGGTTACTCTACTAGAATAACTTCAAGTAATTACGGTGCTGCAAATCAGGCTATGTTATTTTACACAGGCACTGGTTCTGGCTCAGAACGTATGCGCATCGACAGTAGCGGTAACGTAGGCATTGGGACGAGCAGTCCTAGTGCGCTTGCTCGCCTGACG